GAAAAAAAAAATGGGGCCGCCGGAGGCATAAAAAAGAAAAATTAGCGGGCCGCTGCGGCCAAAAGTGACTCGCGCTCGGGAGCGCGGAACTCTCCCTGTCGGTGACATGGAGGAAACATGAGCGGGCCGTCGAGGACGCCGGCCCCTACGGGGTGCGAGAACGGGGCCACGGCAGGGCAAACAGAGGGACAGACCCCAGCCCCTACGGGGTGTGTCCGTCGGGGTGCGCCGGAGAATAAGGACAGGAAAAGAAAAAATAATTTCCTGATGTGGACGGAAAAGGGCAACCGGAGGGGGGCGCGGCGGGGGAGAGGTGAAGGGGAGGTGTACATATGTGCAGAGACAAAGAGCAGGAGCGCGGCGTATGGACGGAATGTGATCTGTGCGGCGGGGAGATCCGGCGGGGCGATCGCTACTACCGCGTGGCCGGTGAGAACGTGTGCCGGAAGTGCCTGGCGGATTTCGCCGCCCAGATCCTGGCGGTGTACGAGGTGAGAGGAGGAGAGGAGAGATAGGCAGGAAGAAGGGTATCCCGTGGGAGGAGATGCGGGAGAGATACGAGGCGGGCGGCATCAGCTTCCGTGCGCTGGGGAAGCTGTACGGCGTGACGGAGCGGGCCGTCAGCCGGCACGCGCAGGACGAGGACTGGTACGGCCAGCGGCGCTGGAGCCGAACGAAGCGGATGGAGACACAGACATGTCTGGCCAATGTGGCGCGGCAGCTGAACCGCGCTGCCGCGTCCGCCGCAGAGCGGATGGATATGGGCGAGGCGGACGTCAGGGAGATCAAGGAGCTGGCGGGGCTTTTGCAGGCGCTGGTGGGGCTGGGGAAGTCGCTGGAGCCCCCGAAGCCGCCGGAGAAAAAGAGCGGAGGCACGGTGCGGGTGGTGCTGTCCGGCGAGGCGGAGGAGCTGAGCCAATGAGGGCGGAGGTCATGACGCTGGGGACGCCCAACCCGCGGCAGCGGGAATTTCTGGCCTGTGAGAAGAAATATGTGGCCTTCGGCGGGGCCAGAGGCGGCGGCAAGAGCTGGGCGGTGCGGTGCAAGGCCAAGCTGCTGGCGCTGCGGTACGCGGGGATACGTATCCTGCTGGTGCGGCGAAGTCTGGCGGAGCTGGAGGCCAACCATCTGGCGTTTCTGCGGCAGGAGCTGGCAGATGTGGCGGAGTATCGGGCGGGGGAACGGCAGTTCCGGTTCTGCAACGGAAGCGTATTGCAGTTCGGCTACTGCGGGTGCGACCGCGATCTGGACCGGTACCAGGGCGCGGAGTACGACGTCATCTTTCTGGACGAGGCCACGCAGATGAAGGAACAGTGGATGCGGCAGATCGCCGCCTGCGTCCGAGGGGTCAACGACTTCCCCAAGCGCATCTACTATACGTGCAATCCGGGCGGGCCGGGGCACGGGTACATCAAGCGGCTGTTCATCGACAGGCGGTTCGAGGACGGAGAACAGCCGGAGGACTATGCCTTTATTCCGGCGCGGGTCACGGACAACGCGGCGCTGCTGGCGCGGCAGCCGGACTATCTCAAAACGCTGGAGGCCCTGCCTTATAAGCTGAGGCGGGCATGGCTGGAGGGACGGTGGGACGTGTTCGCGGGGCAGGTGTTTCAGGAGTTCACCGATGACCCCGATCACTACGATGACAGACGGTGGACCCACGTGATACGGCCCTTCGACGTGCCGCGGGAATGGAACATCTACCGCAGCTATGACTTCGGCTACGCAAGGCCGTTTTCCTGCGGCTGGTGGGCGGTGGACCACGATGGGTGCGTGTACCGTATCGCGGAGCTGTACGGCTGCACCGGCACGCCGGACGAGGGCGTGCTGTGGACGCCGGAGCGGCAGTTCGCAGAGATCCGGAGGGTGGAGGAGGAGCACCCGCTGCTGCGGGGGCGGAGCATACAGGGCGTGGCGGACCCCGCCATCTGGGACGCCAGCCGCGGCGAGAGCATCTATGAGACGGCGCTGAAGCACCGTATCTTCTTCGTGAAGGGGGACAACCGGCGCATCGCGGGGTGGATGCAGATGCACTACCGCATGAGCTTCGACGGCGAGGGATACCCCATGCTGTACGTATTCCAGCACTGCCGGGCATTTATCCGCACCATCCCGCAGCTTTTATACAGCGAGACGGTGCCGGAGGATGTGGATACCACACAGGAGGACCATGTGGCTGACGAGAGCCGGTACTTCTGCATGACGCGGCCCATCGCGCCGGTGCGGGCGGCGGCACGGGAGATCGCGGAGGATCCGCTGGACCTGCGGTCGGGGCGGTTCGGCAGCTGGGGCGGCGTGAGAAGAATTTGAGGAGCGCTGCACCGGAGCGTGCAACGTTGGACCTGTGGCGGGCAGAGGCAGTAACAAGGAAAGGAAGGTGCGACATGGAACAGGAGGTCATGCGGCCAAGGATCGGCACGCAGGAGGTGGTCCGCGCGGCGGAGATCCTGCGGCAATACCGGCGCGGTAAGGAGAATCTGGACAAGCGCATCATCGACAACGAGCAGTTCTGGAAGATGCGGCACTGGGAGCAGATGGAGAAGGAGGGGCGGGGCGGCAATCCCCACGATCCCCGCCCCGCCAGCGGGTGGCTGGTGAACTGCATCCTCTCCAAGCACGCGGACGCCATGGACAGCTATCCCGAGCCTACGGTGCTGCCCCGCGAGCCGGACGATCGGGAGGAGGTGGAGAAGCTGACCCGCATCCTGCCGGTGATCTTGCAGAATAACCGGTTCAAGAAGGAGTATGCCAGGGCGTGGTGGAACAAGCTGAAGTCCGGCTGCGCCGTGTACGGCGTGTTCTGGGACGGGGGCAAGCTCCACGGGCTGGGGGACATCGACATCCGCAGCATGGACGTGCTGAATCTGTTCTGGGAGCCGGGAGTGCAGGATATCCAGGCATCGGAGAATTTCTTCTCCGTGGAGCTGACACCCAACCACCGGCTGCTGCAGGACTATCCCCAGCTGGAAGGGAAGCTGGGGCGCGGCGGCGCGTCCCAGGTGAGCCGCTATCTCTACGATGATCGGGTGGATACCTCCGACCAGTCGCTGGTGGTGGACTGGTACTACCACACGGTGACAGAGGGGCGGCAGGTGCTGCACTACTGCAAGTTCGTGGGAGAGACGGTGCTGTACGCCTCGGAAAACGACCCGCAGTACGAAAAGCGGGGATGGTACGACCACGGGCAGTATCCCTTCGTGTTCGACGTGCTGTTCCCCGAGGAGGGGACGCCCTGCGGCTACGGCTACGTGGACCTGTGCAAGCCGGCGCAGAAGCAGATCGACCTGATGAACCAGGCTATCCTGAAGAACACGCTGGCCGCCGCCACGCCGCGGTTCTTCATCCGCTCCGACGGGGCGGTGAACGAGGAGGAGTACGCCGACTGGACGCAGCCCTTCGTCCACACCAACGGCAATCTGGGGGCCGATTCCATCGCGCCTATCCGTGTGCCCACGCTGGACAGCGTATATGTGGCCGTCTTGCAGAACAAGGTGGCGGAGATGAAGGAGACGGCGGGCAACCGCGACGTGATGAGCGGCGGCACTGCAGGCGGCGTCACGGCGGCCACGGCTATCGCGGCCCTGCAGGAGGCGGGCGGCAAGCTGTCCCGCAATATGATCGACGACGGGTACCAGGCATTCGCGCAGGTGATGACGCTGTGCATCGAGCTGGTGCGGCAGTTTTACAGCGCACCCCGGCAGTTCCGGCTGCTGGGCCGCGGGGCGGAGCGGGAGTTCCGCATGTTCGACAACGGCGGTATGCAGCCCAAGGCCCTGGCGCTGGGCGGCTATCGGGTACCGGAGTTCGATCTGGAGATCGCGGCGCAGGACGAGACACCCTACAAGACCATGGAGTACAACCAGCTGGCGCTGCAGCTGTTCCAGATGGGGTTTTTCCGCGCAGATATGGCCGAGCAGGCCCTGCGGTGTCTGGAGCTGATGGAGTTCAAGAACAAGGACCAGCTGGCATCGGTCATCCGGCAGGGACAGCAGCGGACCCGGCAGGTGGCGTGGCTCCAGCGGCAGCTGCTGACGGCGGTGCAGCTGCTGGACGCCAAACAGGGGACAAGTCTTGCGCAGGCGCTGGAGCAGGAGATGAACGGCGGCGAGGCGCCCGACGTGGGCGCGGTGAAGGCGGACAGCGCGCCGGACGCCATGGAGCGGCAGAGAAAGCAGTCCCGTGAGGCCGTGAGGCCGCGATGATACAGGCGGTATTCGACGGGGCACATGTGACGGTATGCGGTCACGCGGGGCATGCTCCGGCGGGGCAGGACATCGTTTGCGCCGCCGTGTCGGCGCTGGTGTACGCGCTGGCGGGCAGCCTGGAGGAGACGGGACAGGCGGCGCGGATCTGCATCCGCAGGGGTTTTGCGGAGGTGGAGGGCGCAGGGGACTGCGGCGCTGCCTTCGCTCTGGTGCGGTGCGGGCTTGCGCAGCTGGCACGGCAGTATCCCGCGTGTGTGCAGGTAACAGGGTCGTGACCTACCACGGGAAGGAGAGGCTATGAAGCAGCTTTGGATGGACTGGCAGACGTTTGCAGAGGCGGCAGAGGCCGGTCAGGAGACGGGCGGAGAGACAGGCGGTCAGGCGGCTCCCGACGCCGGGGAGCAGGAGGCGTTCAGCGCCCTGATCCGCGGGCAGTACAAGGAGCAGTTTGACGCCCGTGTGCAGAAAATTCTGGACGGGCGGCTGCGGGGACTGCGGCAGGAGAACGCCCGCCTGCGGCAGGAGGTGCAGGCGCGGCGGGAGTCCCAGGCCGGTGCGGTGCTGCGCCTGCAGGCGGAGGAGGGACGCATCCGGCAGGTGTATCCCGATTTCGACTGGCGGCGGGAGATGGCATCACCCCGGTTCGGGCGATTGGTGACGGCAGGTGTGGACGGCAGGACCGCCTATGAGATCGTACACCGGCAGGAGCTTCTGAAGGCGGCCATGGGCTATGCCGCGGCGCAGGCACGCAGTCAGATGGCGCGTTCCATCGCCTCCGGCGGCGGGCGGGCTGCGGAGAACCGCGGCGATAGCCGCTCCGTGACCCGCAGCGATCCCAGAGGACTGACCAGCCGCGAACTGGCGGACATCCGGAAACGGGTACAGGACGGAGAGAAGATACGATTCTGAACAAAATGAGGAGGACGAGCATGGAGAAGATGAATTTGCAGCTGTTTGCAGGGGAGATGAACACACAGACCACCGGTGCTCTCAGCGCCGAGATGAAGACCTACTACGGTATGGAGCTGCTGGAGAACGCCAAGCCCCAGCTGGTACACAACCAGTTCGCGGCCACCAAGGGCCTGCCGGTGGGCGGCGGCAAGACCGTGGAGTGGCGTAAGTTCGGCGCTTTCGACAAGGCGCTGACGCCGCTGACCGAGGGCGTGACCCCCGATGGCAGCGGTATTTCGGTGAGCTACATCACCAAGGATCTGGCGCAGTACGGCGACTACACCACCGTGTCCGATATGCTGGACCTGACGGCTATCGACGACGTGGTGCTGGAGATCACCGACCGCCATGGCAGCAACATGGGCCTGACGCTGGACACCGTGACCCGCAACGAGATCCAGCAGGGCAATCAGGTCATCTACGCGCCCCAGAAGAAGGCAGACGGCACCTCCGCCGAGGTGCTGAGCCGCTACGCGCTGGACGGGACGTGCAAGATGACCAGCGAACTGGTGGCCAAGGCCGCCACCCAGCTGAAGAAGATGAATGCCCCCACGTTCGACGGCAAGTACGTGTGCATCATCCATCCCAGCGTGGCCTTCGACCTGCGGCAGGACGAGGCGTGGATCGCCGCCCACCAGTACGCTGCCGCCACGGAGCTGTTCTCCGGCGAGATCGGCGAGCTCCACGGTGTGCGCTTTGTGGAGACCACCGAGGCCAAGATCTACCGAGGTGAGGATCTGGCGCAGAACGCACGCACCCTGACGGTCAGCGGCGCGGCGGCCAACAGTACCGAGGTGAGCTTTACCGGCGGCACTGTGGCCGCCGACGCACTGGCGGGCCGCTATGTGCTCATCGGCGGCCAGCGCGTGAAGGTGAAGTCCAACAC